AAGGTCATTGCCTACGGTGTAAGTAAAGTAAAAAGTACCCGCTGGCAATACTTGATTTGTAAACGTGTAATTTGTTCCGTTGGTAACAGGCGTGTTATTAGGCGACGTAACAATGTTTAAGACTTTCCATGACAACGGGTCTGCCGGTGTTATTGTGTAATACAGCGTGCCAAACGTTACGCGCCCTGTTGTTGGTACGGTTACTTGCACGTCAAAACTAGGCACTACGTCAGATGGGCGTGATGCCGTAATTGTTGGTGCTGTCAATGCAGAAAAGAAAACAGGCGATGCCAAATCACTGTTTGGCACAGGCGTAAATTGCGTAATGTCTTTGTCGTCATAAACTTGCGCGTTGTACTCGCTAAGTTCCAAACGCGCACCCAAACCACCATTGGGTAGCGATGCTTCGTTTACTTTCATTACGCGGAACAATTTAGCGTTCCATCCGTAATCAGAATTTGTTACGCTGACAACATCGCCCGCGTCCACTTGAATGCCGTAATACGTCGTGCTAAATGAAACAATTAAATCTTCCCGCGCTTGCTCAAGCAAACGATTGGCAAGGTAATGCGCTTGGACGGAATCATTAACCAAATCGTAAGTAACAGAATATTTATTGACGGGTTCATTTGGGTATAACAAACCGCTTGGTGTTTCAATGTTTACAAATGCGGCTTGGTCTCGGTTTTCTTTAAATGGAAAACGTGCTTCAACTTGATTAATTGACGATGTAATATCGGTTGCACTAACGCGAATTTCTCCAATAATGTTGTTGTCGTTAAACGCATACGCGGCAGATTCGGATTTGTTAATTACAACCGACCATTGACCCAACGCGGCGTTATACGTCATCCATGAATCGCACGCTGACATAATGCGGTCAATGTTGGACAATACTGATTGACCAGCATCCAATACGCCGTTAATGCGGTAACGCGCTTGTGTTGATGGTGAACCGCTTGAATTTGTAAACGTAATGGTTTGGTCGCCGTAAACGTTTAACGCTGTTGCGCTTGAACTGTTAACAAACGATGAACCAACCGCACCACCATAAACAGGGTTTGTAATGTAGTCATACCAAACGTCTCCCGCTTTGGCTACGCCTGTGCCATTTAATGTATGGGCTACTTTAAATGTAATTGGCGACAATTGCGTCGTGTCAGCATCGCGGTTGTATATCAATTTGACAATCGCAAAACCCAAACCATTCATTTGACGCGTGCCTGTCCAACGCTGTGCGCTTGCAATGTCAGCCCCGCCCATAACGCTACTAGGTGCAGATGCGCCGTTAGCAGAAGTAATCGTGCCGCCCGCTGTTGATGTGTAAAGATTAATGTATAGATTGCCACTAATCTTTGTGTCAACGTTGCCCGCTTCATCGGTAAGGCTAACCACTTTGGTTAAATCTGTTCCATCAAACGTTATTTTTCTGTCGCCATAATACATATCCGTTCTGTCAAACGTAAATTGCCCGTTTGAACTAATGCACGAAACTGCAATGACGTAATACATTGTCTTCTGGTCTGTCGTCAATACAGCATCGACAAACGTGCCGCCCATATAAGCGTTACCGTACACAATAGGAATTGCGTTAACCGCGCTTGGTGGCACTTGTTGACGTACACCCATGTCTTGTTGCGTTTCAGGGTTGTCGCCAAACATACGCGTAACAATTGACGATAACGCAAAGTTAACCGCAAACACAGCCGCCGCATAAGCAACTGTTCCCGCAGTTAAACCGAATACTGATGCCGCAACTAATGAGCCAACCATTTTTATTCCCTAACAAAAGTTGCGCCAAGGGATTTATAACCCCTGCGCGTGTAATCAATCCAAGGACCATTTGCCGAGATTGATGTGCAAACAAAATCAACATCACCCGCTTTTAACATAGCCTGTGCGCGTTCATCAAACGCTTTCCATAATCTGCCGCCAACTGTTCCATTGCGATGTTCGGGTTCTACCCACCAAAGCAATTCGTTTAATTCTTTTACTTTCGGCGACCAAATGTTCGAACTTTTGTAAGCAACAATCGCACCGCGTAAATTGGAATCAATGAAAATGAAACCACGACCACTAATAATTTCGAACAAAAGTTGCTCAACATACCGAGGAAAGTGGTTACAAGAATCACCAAGTTTTTTAATAGGGTTTTCATAAGCATAAGCCTCCACAATTTCAAGCAATCTTGGAATGTCGTATTTTGATGCCGGTCTTATCATGTTTATGCTCTAAATTCATTCTCATCTACAGTAATTGTTGTTTCGCTTGCTTGTGTTTGTGTTTTTGGTGGTGAACCAAAATCAAAAAACGTATTGGATATTTCGCTTACACGATTCATTGACGTGTCACCCGCGTAAATAAATTGCCAATTGTTTTGATTGGTCTTAACGCCCGACAATCGGTTTTCCAATATACGGCGCATTGATGAACATGAAATGGAACAAGTTGCAATGCGTGTTCGCGCTTCGGTGTTGAAATCTTCTGTGATTGAAACGCTGTTAATAATGCCTTGATAGCGTTTAAAAAATTGCGTCGTAGGCGTAGTAATAATTTGGTTGTTTGAATCAAAGAACCCGCGCCATACTTCAACCAATGAACCTTTAATGTCGCTACTTAGAATCAATGCTACGTTTGCAGAATCAATGCCAGTCAACGCTATTGTCATGTCGTCAGACGTTGCCTTAATATCGCGTTGAACGTCGCCTACGTTTAACAATGCACCAAGGTTTGTAAACGTGTTACCACCAACCGTGATGGGTGCGGCGGCGTTGCAAAATGTGTAAACCGTTCCCGCAATACCAACAGTAAGTTTTACAAATTCCGCATGGTTTATTTGTGTGCCCGTTACCGCGTTGATTGTTGTCATACGATGTATTCTCTAAAAACAAATGGCGAATCCCATTGCACAAACGCGCCGTCCGTCATTGGATTTAACGTGTACGTTGGGCATTCTTCTGCCACGACGTTAAACGTACAAGCAGTTCCCAAAAACACAGTTGTACCCGATGATGGCGTGCCAATCAATGGTCGATGAATCCCTACGGATGAACCCGCGCTGTCAGCAGTTATTTTGTAAACATAACCGCCCACCATAATAAAATCGCCCGCTTTAAACGTGCCGTTAGACGTTAACGCAAGCGTTTGCGTATTAGCCGCGGGTGCGCCGTTTAATGTTGCCGCCGTAGCAGTTCCGCGCATCTTTACAAACCATTGCAAATTTGTACTTGCAAAACTGATTTGTTCTGGCAATTGTCTGTCTTTGTTATCAATGCTTTGTATTACATCGCGCACTTGCGGGTAATAAAGGTATGCATGGGGTTGAATCGTAAACACCCATGGCACAGCAGTTAAATATTGCGCCACGGTGATGTAACCGCTACGTGCGACTTGTTGTCCGACCATGCGACGATTGTTAACCGTCATGGATTGCTGTATATCAAAAATGGTTTGGAAACTCATGCCCGACCCCTGTTCACCGCCAACGATTTGTTAGCGTACTGATTTGCCGCCCATATCGCGTTAGAACTGCCGTACAAGCGTTCCTCAAACGATTTGGTATCTATGGCGTTAATGTAATTGTTTGTCACCATCGTAGTGCCACCCATGCCCGCCAATGCGTGATTGGGGATTATGCTTCCAGCCGTTCTTGGAACAAACAATTCGGGTCCACGTTCACCAACAATGCTTGCTTGTCCCACCGCAGGAGAACCGCCATCAGCATATCCGGGAACGCCCGCCATTGCCGCTGGTTGATACGGGTTTGCACGCATACCAAACATTGACCCAAACATGGAACTTAAAAAGTTAGATGCCGCCGCTTTCATCTGCATGGCAATCATGTCTTGGATAATGCTTTTGGCTAAATCTTTAAAACTTAATTTACCGGTTCTTACAAACCGTTCAATTGCAGATTCCATATTGCCCATTAGGGTATCAAATGCTTTTGCACCTTGTTCCAATTCGGTTGGCATATCACGTAAGAATCTGGACGCTTGTTTTGCAAAACCTTCCTCGTATGAACCTTGACGTAATTGCAAAGTTAATTGATAACGTTGATGCGCAATTGCCAATGCTTTTTCTGACAATTCAACTTCACGGGCTTCGGCTTGTGCGCGTGCTTCGGCGGTTAAATCTCTGCGATTATCCAATTCTTCTAAATTGGCTGTTAATTGTTGCTTGATTTGTAATCGTTCACGTTCCAAAGCAAATTCTTCTTGACGCATACCTGATGATTTCATTTCAAGTTGCATCATTTCCTTTTCGTTATCTAACGCAAGGCTTATTAATCGCTGACGTTCGGCAACAGCGGAATTTCCTTTGTCATAACTGCTAAAAAATTCTGCCCGCGCTTTGGCATCTTCTTCTGCCGATTTAAGCGCATTAGCCGCGCCTTGTGCGTACAGTTGCATTTGCCTTTTACGGGCTTGTTCGGCTTCTTTGGATTCGGAAACTTTACGACCACCGCTTGCCACCGGCGTTGTTGCGCTACCCTTTTTTAATAACGCATCAATTGAATTGCCATATTGGCTTTCACCCATTATTTGGGCATAAAAAGCATCTCGATTTTGTCGTGCAATGATTCCAGCAATTTCGTTACGAGTCATTAACCCCGTTGTTTCCGCTTCGGTTCCCGGAATTAATGATTTAAAAATTGAAATTGTGGTTTGGACTTGCGTGGCAATTCCTTGCAAAACAAACGCAACGTCTGCGGCTGTAATTGCAATGGTTTGAAAAACTGTTTTAAATACTTGGCCAAGAATACTGGTTTCGCCAGCCAAATCTTTTATGTAATCAATGCTTGTTTTTAAAACAGGACCCAATTGCACCGCAAGAATAAGCATCACTTCGCGTGACGATTGCGCCATCAAATCGTAAGTGTCTGCGGCGTCTTTAATTGCTTTTTCTTGTTCTTGAATAAGCGGATTGGCTTGTGCCATCTTTTCCGCAAACCCAACCATGTCAACGCCTTTGGCGGCTTTGGAAAATATCTCCATTGCCTTTGCGTTACGTGTAACAGGGTCTTCAATTGCGGCTAAATTGGCAACCAATTTATTTAGCAATTCTTCTTGAGACAATTTGCCCAAATCTTTTAACGTAACGCCCAATGATGCGGCGGTTTTCTGCGCTTTGTCAGAACCACTAGCGGCTTCGTCAATAAATTTAGCAAATGCCGACAACATCTTGCCGGCGTTATCTGCTTGCCCGCCTGAATTAGCAAGCGCATTGGAAAGTTGCAATACTGTTCCAATGGCTACTTCGTTTGCTTCTGCTACGTCTGCCAGTTCATCAGCATATTTGATGGCGGCGACGCTTGCCGCGGCTAATGCCGTTGCACCAATCTTGCCAAATTTTTCTGCGGCTTGGCTAAATTGCTCAAGTTTTTTACCAGCCGCTTCTAAACCTTTGCTGAATTCTGCTGAATCTAAGCCTAGCACCACGCCAAGGCGGGCAATCATATTAGCCATCTTTTACCCCAAACAATGTTTTATCAAACCCCTGCGCCTGTGCCATAAACGATAACAACGTATTGCTTACGGCTTGTTTTTTCATATCTTCAGGCAACGGCGGATAGATGTAATCATACGCATTACCAAGGATGTTGGCTAGTTTATACGGCGACGTATTTGCCGGTCGCATATAGTTAAACACCCCGTTTGTAAGCGTCGCCATTTGCGACAACAAACCATAATTGCCAACCATCCCATCGGCATACATTGTTTGGATGTTTGCCATGGTCACGTCGTCAATTTCCGCAACTGTTTCTATGGTATGCCCGTTAAAAATCATTGCCGCTTGGCATTGGCTTTTTAACGAGCCTATTAGTTTCCCCGCGCTTCCTTATACGTGGGACTAATCACCTCACCAATTTTTTCCACGATTTTCATTTGTACGGATATTGGGA